CAGCTACTTCTACAAACGTAAAAGAAGGTCTTGTGATGTCTTTTTATTACAGTAGCATAGAAGAACCTATAACATTAGAAAACTTTGACTCGTCTGTAAAAGCAGCTATATCAGCCACAAATAGAAATAAAGATATAGACGCTAATCTTAAAGAAGAACTTACAACCTATTTAAGAGGCATACAAAAAAATAAAGACAACGTTAAAACGCTTAATCAACCACTATCTCAAGCGCTAACGATAAAATCAGCTTATCCTGATGCAAGATTGGTAAGATCTGGCATATTTAACGCGTACAGATCAGAAGCGCAACAACAATTAAAAATGCCTGCAGATAAGTGGTGTCCTGGAGATGTGTATGTGTTATTAAATTCCGCAGAAGCAGAAACGATATTAGCATTAGCAAAGGAACAAGACAATCCAGCTTCATTCATAGAGATACTCAACGATGCATTTAACGAAAACTGGGGATCTAAAGAAGCACCTATGACAGCTGTTTCTCTAAAGTTCGAAAAAGCTCAAGGAGGTAAAGCAAAAGCTTACTTCGAAAAATTTAGAGCAATAAAAGACGACTATAACCTAACAAAGGACGAGATAAACTACAAAGAAAAGAATTACATAGACGGTATACAGAGGCTAAGAAAAGTGATTCAAAGCAAAGTAAGAGGTGTAAAAGACATAAAATATATTCTACCCGCTGGAGATAAACTTGAAAAAAACATAGATAAACTTAGAGGTAAATACGCCGCATTAAAAGCGCTTAATTTCTTCTTTGATCAACTTGATAAGTCAGAATACGACGATGGCCTTGTGGCTCTAGTAGCTTTTGCAATGTCGCTTTCCGACACTTCTCCTGCGTTTTTCAAAGTAGTTGCAAGTTCATCCGGTCAACCAACAAAACCAGAAACATACCCTCGCGGTGGATCTTTAGCGCTGTTCATGGAAAACAACAAGATCATGCCTATAGAGATAGTAGACGAACCAAGTTTCGGTGGCCTTAAGATAGACATGACAGTTAGTAAAGGCGGAGATCCCTACAGAATAAACCTTGTAGCAAGAAACAACGGTGGCGTACAAGGAACAATAGAAATAGCGAGTGTAAAACCACAATAAAAATAAATGTATTAAAATTAAAAAATAATTGTTACATTTATAAAAAAGTTATGAACATATTCTATTTACACGAAGATCCAATCTTGGCAGCAAGAGATCTGTGCGATCAACACATTCTAAAAATGGGTATAGAATCTGCGCAAATGCTGTCAACTGCACACTGGGCCACAGGCGGCCAAGCTCCATACAAAAAAGCTCACCTAAATCACCCATCGACAAAGTGGGTTAGAGAATCAATACAACACTATAGGTGGTTGGTATACCACGCTGAAGAGATATTTAACATATACACAAAGCATTACGGAAGAGTACACAAAACCCAAGGAATATTAGAGTGGCTAAAACAAAACGAGCCAAAAATACCAGACAACGGTTTTTATGCACCGCCCCAATGTATGCCTGATGAATACAAGCAAGAGAACGCTGTAGACGCTTATAGAACGTTTTACGCCCTTGATAAAATAGTCGGTAAACAATTAACTTACAACAGGGTTAAAGCCAAACCAGAATGGCTATATAGCTAATACACATATTTATAGATAAAGTTTAAAACAAATGAATTTATTCAATTCTTTAAAGAAGATCAGCGAAAAGTGGCTAAAACCAGTTTCTTTTATAGTTGGCTGCCTTTTATTTTTGTACATTTTTATTGTAGTATTTACGCCAAAAACAAAAATATCTAAAGAGTCAAGGAATAAATTGGATTCTATAGAATTGCAAATACAGGCTTTGAAAAAACAGCAAGTAAAACAAGACTCGTTGCTTACAGTTGAATCTAACGAAAGAGTCGCTATCGATAAACAGTTAGAAACGGTAAACAATAAAACTACAATCATTAGAGAGTATTACATAGAAAAATCAAAAGAAGTTTCGAACTACAACTCCACACAGTTAGACTCATTTTTCAGATCAAGATACGGATACTAAAAATTAAAAAAACATGAAAAGCATCTTCATCTCCATATTCACAATTTTTTTATTATCTTTTGCAGAAAAAGCCAAATCGCAAGACACCATAAAAATACCAGTATTTGTAGCTAAACAGATAGCCAAAGATCTAGTATCTTACGATAGCGCTAGAGCAGAGCTGCTTTTATCAAAACAGAGGATAGACTTACTAAATTTAAAAGTTGATTCTTACAACAAAAGCATTTCAGTGTATCAAGAGAAAGAGGTTAACTACGTAAATCAGCTAAATTTATCTGCGGCTAAGTTGGACATTTGGAAGAAAGAATACAACGACTTGGCTAACAGATACAGATCACTGAAGTTAAAAAATACAAGAACACAGATAATAGCTGGTGTATTGGTAGGAACTCTAACTTACTTTGCTATAAAACGTTAACAAAACATGAGTACACCGAACGTTGATTTAAGGGACAGAATAAAAGAGGAGTTTGTTAAGTGCGCCTCTGATCCTGTGTATTTCATGAGAAAGTACTACATGATACAACACCCCACAAGGGGAAGACAGCTGTTCGATCTTTACGAATTCCAAGAAAAAGTACTTAAGATATACCAAAACCAAGAGTATGTAATAATAAACAAATCGAGGCAGTTGGGTATATCCACTCTAGTTTCGGCTTATTCGCTATGGATGATGCTGTTTAATAAAGATAAGAACGTTCTTGTGGTTGCTACTACGCAATCAACAGCAAAAAACATGGTAACCAAAGTGCGATTTGCGTATCAGAATTTGCCAACCTGGTTAAAAATAGGTCACACTGAAGACAACAGGCTTAGTTTAAGGTTAACAAACGGTTCTCAAATAAAAGCTGTATCAGCCGCCGGTGACGCAACACGTTCAGAAGCGGTATCGTTGCTTGTCATAGACGAAGCTGCGTTCATAGATCGTATCGAAGAGATATTTACCGCAGCTCAACAAACTCTTGCAACAGGCGGTCGATGCATAGCTCTTTCTACGCCAAACGGAATAGGTAACTGGTTTCACAAGACATACACCAAAGCCCAGAAGAAAGAAAACAATTTCACCCCCGTAAGCTTGCCCTGGAGAGTACACCCAGAAAGAGACGAGACTTGGAGAGAGCAACAAACAAAGGAGTTGGGCGTAAGAAACGCAGCACAAGAGTGCGATTGCGATTTCGCCACTTCAGGAAACAGTTACATAGAACCGGACATACTAACCCACTACGAATTGAACACGGTGAGCGAGCCTTTCGAAAGACGTGGAATGGACAAGGCCCTTTGGATTTGGGAATATCCCGATCCAGTGAAACACTACATGTTGATAGCTGACGTTGCGCGTGGAGACGGAAGCGACTATTCTGGCTTTCACGTAATAGACATAGAAACAATAACCCAAGTCGCAGAGTACAAAGCGCAAATAGATACAAGAGAGTACGCGAACATTCTTTTAGCGACAGCGAACGAATACAATCAAGCTTTATTGGTAGTAGAAAACGCAAACATAGGTTGGGACGTAGTTCAAACCCTAGTTGAAAGGAATTACACAAACTTGCACTACGGTCACAGGGCAGACAGCGACGGTAGCTTTGAAAAATACGTAGACAGATTCGATAGAGCTGCAGGACTAGTTCCAGGGTTCAGTACAACTCAAAAAACAAGACCGCTTGTACTAGAAAAAATGAGAGATTTTATAGAAAACAAAGTGTGTACAATAAGATCTGTAAGACTGTTAGAAGAGTTGCGTGTATTTATATGGAAGAACGGTAAACAACAAGCGATGCAGGGGTACAACGATGATCTAGTGATGAGCTTCGCAATAGGCATGTACCTTAGAGAGACTTCTTTGAGATTCAAAAAAACAATGAACAACTTGACTAGCGCTACGATAAACAACATAAGTAAAACTAGTCAACCAAACTCTTACTATAACCCAAACAGTTACTATAACGATCCTTGGAGCATGAGCATAGCAACTCCACAAGGAAGCGAAAATATAGACATTAGCTGGTTAATATAAAAATATGGCAGAAGAACAAAAAAAACCCGAAAACAATCTATTTAGCGCTCTGAGAAGACTATTCTCTACCGATGTAATCATTCGTAACGAAGGCGGTGGAATGGTAAAAGTCATCGATAGCGATAAGATACAAACGTCAGGCGTAATACAGACGAACAGTCTTATAGATAGATTCCATAAAGTCTACACAACGTCAACAGCGTACGGTGTTAACATGAACTTGGCGCAAAACTACCAATCAGCGAGAGTTCAGATATACGCAGATTACGACGCGATGGACACAGACGCTATCATCGCTTCCGCGTTGGACATCATCGCTGACGAGTGTACGTTGAAGAACGAGCAAGGAGAAGTGCTACAGATACGGTCTTCTGACGAAAACATCCAAAAGCTTCTTTACAACTTGTATTACTCTATACTAAACGTAGAGTTTACTCTGTGGTCTTGGATAAGAAACATGTGTAAATACGGTGATTTTTACATAAAACTGGAAATAGCAGAGGGTTTCGGAGTGTACAACGTGATCCCGTTCTCTGCCTACAACATAGTTAGACAAGAGGGGTACAACATAAAAAACCCAAGCGAAGTTAGATTTAAGTACGATCCAAACGCAGCTATCGCATCTACCACAGGTTACGGCTCAGCTTTCAACAACCAAGATACTGGCATCTTCTTCGATAACTACGAGATGGCGCATTTCAGACTCACAGGCGACGTTAACTACCTGCCTTACGGTAGATCTTATTTGGAGCCAGCAAGAAAGCTGTTTAAGCAGTATACGCTTATAGAAGACGCCATGTTGATTCACAGGATAGTAAGAGCCCCAGAAAGACGAGTGTTCTACGTTAACGTTGGTGCTATACCTCCAAACGAAGTAGAAAACTACATGCAAAGGATGATCAATAAGATGAAAAAAACTCCTTTGATAGATCCCCAGACAGGCGATTACAACCAAAAGTACAACGTGCAAAACATGCTCGAGGACTACTTCATACCTGTAAGAGGCAACGATCAGGCCACAAGAATAGACACAGCGAAGGGTCTGGATTACAACGGTATCGAAGACGTTGCGTACTTTAGAGAGAAACTTTTTGCAGCGTTGAAGGTACCAAAGGCTTTCATGGGATACGAAAAGGATTTGACAGGTAAAGCGACCCTAGCAGCAGAAGACATACGATTTGCAAGAACCGTAGAAAGGATACAAAGGATCATAGTTTCAGAATTGACTAAGATCGGTTTGATCCACCTATACGCTCACGGATACACGAACGAATCAGCTGCCAACTTCACAATATCGTTAACAAATCCGTCTATCATATACGATCAAGAAAGGATTGCGTTATTCAAAGAAAAGATAGACTTAGCAAGACAAGCGATGGAAGGTCAATTGTTACCAAGAGACTTCATATACGATAAAGTATTCCACTTCTCTGAAGATCAATACCTAGAGCTGGAAGACATGATACTAGAAGACCAAAAACGTCTATTCAGATACAAACAAATAGCTGAAGAAGGCAACGATCCATCAGAAACAGGACAAGCGTTCGGTACTCCTCACCAATTGGCCAGTCTTTACGGAGGCAAAGGTGATATGCCACTTGACGTACCGACAGGATACGATGAAAATAAACCTAAAGACGAATACAAATCCCCAGGCCGTCCCCAAAAGCACAAATCTATACGTGGCACAGACGCTAGTTCTTTTGGAAGAGACGCAATGGGTACTTACGATTTAAAATCAAACGCTGAAACAGGAGAAGATAACATGAAACCTGAATACCGTGGAGGTCCTTTAGCTTTCGAAAACTCTAACAGCGAATTTTACAAAAACAAAAAAATGTTAGATTCAATGTTTTCTTCAAAATCAAGAAAAACAAAATTATTTGAAGAGAGCGATATATTAAACGAAGATAACATATTAACAGATCCGGAGTAAATAATCATATATTTATAGGTAGAATCTAATCACAATATGGCAGTTAAACACAGCAAATATAGAAACACAGCAATTCTGTTTGAATTGTTGGTTAGACAAACAACATCTGACTTACTACAAAACAGGGATTCGAAGTCTGTTAAGATTTTAAAAAAGTATTTTAGTAATACAGAGTTAGGTAAAGAGTACGCTCTGTACAGTTCGTTTAACACTACGCCCAAGTTAACAGAGGGAAAAGCTGAAATGTTCATAAGCACAGTTTTGGACCAAAGAAAAAAATTGGATCAAGAAAAATTGGACAGATTGAAGTATAACTTGATAAAAGAGATCAAAAGCAATTACGATATCGATAACTTCTTCAAAGCCAAAGTTGACAATTACAAAACTTACGCGTCCATATACACAATATTTGAATCTCACACAAACAAATCTTTCGACGTAAAGCAAGTACTTTTAAGTAAAATAAACCTACTAGAACATATAACCGAAGAGAACATCGAAAACAAACCGATATCTTCCGTAATGGTAGAGGAGTTTATGAAAGAGGACAAAGAGATTAGACTTCTAGCTTACAAAATAATAGTTGAAAAATTCAATTCAAAGTATTCGAAATTTTCTGAAAGACAAAAGAACGTTTTAAAAGAATACATAAACAGTGTATCCGATACAGAATACCTAAAAGCGTATCTTAACAAAACCATCAAAGAAATAAAATCAGAGCTTGTTTCAATCAAAGATTCGGTTAAAGACGACGTTACAAGGATTAGATTGAAAGAGACTATAAAGCTTTTGGAACCAATAAAGCCAAATCAAAGCATAAAAGACGAGAACATATCTAACGTCTTACAGTACTTAGAATTGGTAGAAGAGTTAAAGAAACTTTAGAATCAAAAAATATGCAATTTAACAACCAGTTTGCTACAATAAAACTGAGAGAAACCATCGCTGAGAACCAGGTTATCTTCTCGATAGACGACCAAAAGATAGATGATTTGTTTTCAAACGAATTTAGAGGCGATGTAGAATACGTACAAGACGGTTCAGACGTTTACTACGTGATTGATCAAAACGACTTTGAGAAGTTTGTAGACTACGTACAAAGCGTAGGATTGGATTCGAACAACATACACGTTCACGAATACTTTAAAGAACAGGGTAACGTTACAGGAGGAGGAGAAGCGTATTTACCGGGGTTGGACGTTCCAGAAAAAAAGTACAAAGGCCAAAACGAAGGAGACGGGTACGAAAAAGTAAAGGGATTCAGAGCGGGCCACACTCCGGATAGAGGCGGTTTCCAATACAAAGATTTGTGGGACGTTAACGAAGAGTACGAAACAGACAAAAAGCTTAAAGTAACTCTTAAAGGTAACATAAACTACAACAAGATAGGCGACGTAACAGACGTTTCGAAAGACGGAAAGTACTACACACTACAATTCAAAAACGGGAAAACAGCTATATATCACCAATCAGACTTAACTAAACCCGCTGCACAAAAATCTTTTGAAGAGAAACCAAGACTAGACATAAGCGAAGAGGATATACAAGAGGCGTACGTACCAGACAACATAAAGAATTTTGCTAAAAGAAAACAGATTACTGGCATTGTAAATCAAGTAGCTCGTTGGGCTGAAAAAGCAGGTAAACGCATTGTTGGTGGAACAGCTGTTGGTAAAAATTATAGTACATTAATACTAGATTTAACTTATCAAGGCGGAGAAGTACGCATCAATACAGATGATGAAACTATTGAAGTTAATGGAGATTGGGTTGACAGCTACCAGGGCTTTGTAGCTGCTTTAAGCGATGAATCACTAAACGAAAACTACCACCGCTTCAAGAAAGAGACTGTAACCAGAAGCAAAGAGCAGCAGATGCACGAAGCCATTAAATTGGTGCGCAAGAAGCTGTACGAAGCTGAGAAGGTTATGGATTACGTAAACACAATGAAAGAAGAGCTTGGACTACGCGAATACAAGGGTCACACAAGCAAACTGATGGAGAAGCTTCAAGTATCCATCTCCGAGATATACAAAAAATACAAATCAATAAAGTAACATGGCAAAATCAAAATCATCAGGAGATAGCCGTAAAGTAACTTTCGGTAAAAGAAAAAAAGGAAGCTCACAAAAATCACACAACAAACACGATAGAAAAGAAAAAATGTATCGTGGACAAGGAAGATAATATTTATTGATATGAACATAACCAAACTATACCAACAGCTACAAGAGGGTAAAACGTCCCGCGATTACTTCGTTAAAGAAGCACGCAGACAATTTCCACAGTTCATCAGTCCAGTGACTTCTTTTAAAGACGCTGTGAACATACTAAAAGGAAAAAGACTAGTATCAGAGAACGTAACCAAAGAGGTAAGCGGTGCATTCTTCGATGCTCCAACTTTTAAAAACGAATTACAAACCACCGAAGAATCTTTACAGGAGATAAAGGGCGTAGACGAAGAACTTCTTGATATAGTGCTTAAGTACGTTAAAGATCCTGACGAAGCTATACAGTATATAAAGAGGGGAATGCCGGATTGGTTAGAAGCTAATCTAGATAGAGACGAAGATTATAAGAATTATTTAAAAAGTACGAGAGGAGTAGATCTATACCCCGGAAACATGGGAGATGAGATGTCTGCTCCTAGAGAAGGAAAAATAAACGAAGCCCACAAACTTGACACAGAGCAGATATTGGATCGCATGTCTCCTTACGCTGTTAGAAAGGGCATAGAGTTAGAGTTGAAGAAAGAAAAGGTGATAGACAACACTACACTCAATAAAATCAAGACCCGTGTCGCTAAGAAGCTTCAAAAAAATAAAAACGCTTACGAAGACCAAGTTTTCTCAAACGTTAAAGAAATAGACAAAAAAGATAAGCAATTAGAAACAAAGGAAGTAACCCAAGAGTTGAACGATAAACACAACTCAATGAAAAAAATTAAGGGGTACAAAGAAGAGAAGGCAAACACAAAAGCTTCTAAGAAAGAAAACAGAAAGGGAAAACCTAAAGGCGTAAAAGTGATGCCTGACAAAGGCGTTACTGGATCTGAAAAGATATTAAAAGAAGACATTCAGGATAGAGCAGACGCTATTAATAGGTTCGCTAGACTAGTTAAATCTAAAAACATCGAAGATATAAAAAACGAATTAGAAGCGATAGTACAGTTTCCAGAACAGAGCAGTATTACGCCTAGTGAAGCAACAAAGATAATTAAAAAATATTGCACACCAGAAGAAGCTCAGCAGATATTAGACGACATAAATCAACCAATGACCGATCCAGCTGGTGGCAGCGGTTTATCTTCTCATCTTGAAGAGGATGAATTTAGAGCACCAACAAACAAACCGTTGGTTAACAAAGAAGAGGTGGACGACCAAGAATTGGAAGCATTAAAAATGAAAGTTATAGGTTGGTATAAAAAAAATTATACTAATTCAAAATCACCGCTCGTTTCAAAATGGGCAACTGAATTTGAGGCAGACGTAAACAGAGCTACAAACAAACAAGAAATCAAACAAGTCGTAGATAGCATATTGATGGGAGATACAACCACCGCTATGACTAACTTGGGTTTAAACGAAGACAAAGCGGAGGTGTTGAACAATATAAAAGAGTTTTTACAAGAGTACAGCTACTTGGAATACCACCAAGGCATGGAAGTAAACACACCAGACGGTCCCGGAGTAGTTAAAGAAATAATGGGCGGTACGTTAACTATAGAGTTGGAAGACAGCGCTTTAAGAGACTATCAGATGAACGTGATAAACAAAGCAACAACAGATAGTAAAGAACAACCAAAACAAACACCGCAAGCCGCAGCAGTCGACAAAGACAAAGAAGATAGGGACGCAGCATTCTCAAAGTTTCCTTTTGGCAACCTTGGCAGCGTAAAGGGCCCAGACACTGGAATAAAGAAAGAGGCCTACAAGAACATGACACACGAAGAGAAACTTAAAGCGATAATGGAAAAAGTTCAAGCGATGGAAGAGGGCGAAAAGAAACACAAGGCTTTGGACATTGTAAAGAAGAAGTTGAAAGAGGCTACAAAAATCCACGCAGGAGGAGAAGTTTTTTTTAAGAAAGATTCAGAAGTACCAGGATTTGAAGCTGATCTAAAATCAGCAGGAGTTAAATACACAAAAGAGAGAGTAGCATCATGAGCAAACAACTTTTAATAGAGCATTCTTTTTTTACACCAACTATTAACTTACACGAGGGATTAAAAAACCAAAACGGTAACCTTATAGTTAGGGGTAAAGTGCAAGCTAGCGACAAACCAAACGCAAACCGCAGAGTGTATCCTTACGAAACTCTGTTCGAACAGGTTAAAAAATACGTCGACGGTCCTATAAAAGAGAAGCGTGCGCTCGGAGAACTGGATCACCCAGAGAGCTCTATCATAAATTTGAAAAACGTTTCTCACAACATACTGGATCTTTGGTGGGAAGGTAAAGACGTTTTCGGTACTATCGAAATACTGCCTACTCCCTCTGGTAACATACTCAAAGAGCTTTTTTTAAACAACATAACTGTAGGCATATCCTCAAGGGCTTTGGGTTCAACCACTCCCATGGCAGAAGGCTTAGTGAAAGTTGAAGAAGATTTGGAATTGATATGTTGGGACTTTGTTAGTCAACCCTCAACCTACGGTTCTTACATGAAACCTGTTAACGGTTTAAGAGAGTCTTACGACGCAACAATCATAACTCAAACGCAAAACAAATACACAAACGTTAACAATTTGATGAGAGACATCATATGTGAAATGTCGGGTGTATGTTGCATAAACTAATAAAAATGAAACTATTTGAAATATTAAGCGAAGAGTTTTCAGCAAACGATCCGGTGTTAATGGCTCTTAGAGCTGCTAAAGATACTAGACAAAAAAACTTAAAAGCCTACGCCGCTAGTATGAAAAAAAGGGTGTATGGAAAGAAGAGAGAAGACCTCGTAGACAGATTAGAAACTCTTAACGATGATCTTTTGGATTTGTATAAACAAAAAAAGCAAGCGTTTATAGACATGGAATTAGACGCGGGTGAGAAAGGAAGTTCGTGGAGCGACCAAGATGCTAACGAATACGGTGATATGCTAAACAGCATTGATGAAAAAATAGACTCTTTGATAAAAACTAGACAAAAGATTGAAATAGCTTTATCGTACTAATAAGAAAAGCAAAATATTTTTAGAAATAGCTAACTTTTTGTTAGCTTTTTTTGTGTATATACATATTCTACAAAAAATGCACGTATTTATTGGTAAATGCGCAAATCTCACTATTGCGCTAAATCAATGAAACCTCATATTGCTTCCCTCCCCCAAATAAGCAATTAAAAATCAAAGGAAACATAATGGAAACAAACATTTACAAGCAATCACTTCTTGATGCTAAAGCGGTGCGTGCGAGCATTATCGCTAACGCAAAAGCTGAACTTCAAGAGGCAATTGAGCCAAAGATCCAAGACATGATACGCACTAAGCTATCAGAAGAATTGGAAGAAGAACTCGAAGAGGAAGTAGAAGAAGGATACGACATGGAAGAAGGCGAAACTCACGAAGAAGGCTACTACGGCGAAAAAGAAGATCAAACAATGTCTGAAGACGACGTTACAGACGCAACTTTGGAAGAAATTCTTGCCGAATTAGACGCTTTGGAAGAAGACCAGAACCTTAACGAAGTAGAAGAAAACGTTGAAGAAGAAGGCTACAACATGGAAGAAGGAGTTGAAGAGGCTGAAGAAGAAGCCGAAGACGACGAAACCGTTGATGCAGAAATCGAAGACGAAGAAGAAACTACTGACGACGAAACCAAAGTTGTAGACATCACTCTTGGCGACCTCAAACAAGTTCTACAGTCTGTAATGGCACAAAAAGACACGACCGCCGACGAATTCGAAGCAAGCGAAGAAGAGTCAGAAGAAAGCTCAGAAGAGCCTTTATCTCTTGACGAAATCTTGGCAGAATTAGAAGAAGCCGAAGGTCACAAAGAAGAAAAGCACGAAGAAGGTAAAAAAGTTGAAGAGATGGAAAAAGAGCTAGAAGAAGCAAAAAACACTATAGCTGCTTTAAATGAAACTCTACAAGACATCAACCTATTGAATGCGAAGCTTCTTTACATGAACAAAATTTTCAAAGCAAAAACTTTGACAGAATCAGAAAAAGTAAAAGTAATTAAAGCTTTCGATAGATCTACTTCTGTTAAAGAGGTTAAAAACACTTTTGAAACATTAAAAGAATCTTTAAGCGTTAAAAAATCACAGCTAAAAGAATCTGTAGGTTTTGCATCGAAAGCCGCGGGCGTAGCACCTAGCAAACCAATCATCGAATCAAACGATTTCGTTTCTAGATGGCAAAAAATCGCAGGCATTAAATAACAACAAAAAAAACTAATAACAATGGCAAATTTAGTACAATCTTTACTAAAAGAATCAGCCCAATCAACTTTCGAGAGCCAAACTAGCGTTGCTAGCAGACTCGCAAAGAAATGGGAAAAATCTGGACTCCTAGAGGGACTCCAAGATTACGAAAAGAATAACATGTCTGTTATTCTAGAAAACCAAGCTAAGCAGCTTGTAATCGAATCATCACAAACAAACGGTGGCTTAAACTCAGGCGGTGCTACTTTCACTCCTGGTACCGGCGAACAGTGGGCGGGCGTTGCTCTTCCTTTGGTTCGTAAAATCTTAGGCCAAATCGCATCTAAAGAGTTCGTTAGCGTACAGCCGATGAATCTTCCTGCTGGTCTAGTGTTCTATTTGGATTTCCAATACGGAGATTCTAAGAGACCATTCGCTTCAGGCGATTCTATCTACGGTACTCCGTCTAGCAACTTTGGTAACTTAGCAGCAGGTGCTCTTTACGGAGCTGGTAAATTCGGTTATTCTCTTAACCAATTCTCTGCTTCAATCTCATCATCAGCTGCAAATTTTGCTTCTGCTTCTGCTACTTGGGCTGAATTGGAATTCAACTCTGATTTCTCAGCTTCTGCAGCTGCAAGAACAATCACAAAAGTAACAGTTCCTACATCTTCTATTGATGCTAACATCAACATTGATGGCGTAAGAGCTTTCATCATCACATCTGGTTCTACAGTTAACTCTGCTGATAACTTACAGCAATTCACTGTTCTTTCTTCAAGTGCTGCTGGTGTGTTTGTTAACTTCTTCGTAAACAAGGCTTTGAGCACTTTTAGCGCTCCTCTTACTTACGTTGTTAACTACAACAAGAAGACAGACTTCAACACTCGCGGTGATTTCGAAGACAGAACAGGTGCTCCTTCAGTTCCTAACGCTGCTAGCAACACATCTATCGTTATCCCTGAGATCAACGTACAGATGAAGTCTCAGACAGTTTCTGCTAAGACTCGTAAGTTGAAAGCGCAGTGGACTCCTGAATTTGCGCAAGACCTTAACGCTTACCACTCACTTGACGCTGAAGCTGAATTGACTGGTATCCTTTCTGAGCACATCTCTCTTGAGATCGACCTCGAAGTATTGGATATGTTAATTCAAAACGCTCCTACAGTTGAGTACTGGTCTGCTAAGGTTGGTAACCAAATCAACAACACCACAACTGGCTTTGATGTTAACACAGCGGGTGTTTACTACACTCAAATGTCTTGGTTCCAAACTTTGGGCATCAAGATGCAAAAGGTTTCTAACATCATCCATCAGCGTACTTTACGCGGTGGCGCTAACTTCATCGTAGTATCTCCAACAATCGCTACAATCCTTGAGTCAATCCCTGGATTCGCTGCTGATACTGACGGAGCTGCTGACACAATGAAGTACGCTTTCGGTGTACAGAAGATCGGTGCGCTTAACAGCCGTTACAAAGTGTACAAGAACCCCTACATGACTGAGAACGTGATCCTTATGGGTCTTCGTGGAAATCAATTCCTTGAGTGCGGCGCGGTTTACTCTCCGTACGTTCCATTGATCATGACTCCTCTTGTGTACGATCCTAACACTTTTACTCCGCGTAAAGGTATCATGACTCGTTACGCTATGACTATGGTGAGACCAGAATTTTACGGATTGGTTGTTGTGGCTGACACAAACGTGATCTAATAAGCTCACAATAAATAAAATAAGGTCGATCCCGTAAGGTCGGCCTTTTTTATGCTCCCAAGTGATCCCGGAGCTCACCCCTTAGCTCTATTGTCCAATACAATGTAACATATAAGCTAAAAATGAGCTTCCCCATGAGCTCCAAATCACTTCTAGTAAATTAACGCTATTGCGTGCCACTACATATTTATAGGAAACACAGTTGTAAGATGGAAAATCAAGACGTTTCGCAAAAAAGAAAGCCGAAAAATCCGATAAAGTTTCAAGTTTCATTGAACGAGGAGCAAAAAGAAGCAAAATCGATCATACTGGCGAACAAGATAACGGTTTTAAAAGGACAAGCCGGTTCAGGTAAGTCGTTGGTAGCAGCACAGGTAGCTTTGGACATGTTGTTTAAAAGGGACGTTGAAAAGATCATACTCACTAGACCCGCTGTCACATCTGGAGAAGAGATAGGATACCTTCCTGGTGATAAGGACGCTAAGTTGGCTCCCTACACCGCGGCGATATACGACCAAATGTACAGGTTATACAACAAAGAAAAGATAGATAAAGAGGTTTCAGAAGGACGAATAGAAGTTATACCCGTTGGTTTCCTAAGGGGACGCAATTTTACCAACTGCGCAATTGTGTGCGACGAATCACAAAACGTGACACACCGTCAAATGGAATTGTTGTTGGGTAGAATGTGCAGTGGAAGCAAGATGATTGTGGTAGGAGATACGTCTCAGATAGATTTGAAAGACAGAAAGATGAGCGGTTTTCAATTTCTGTGCACAAACTTTAAAGAAGTGCCAGGATTCGCGGTAGTGTCTTTGAAAACCAATCACAGAGACCCAATAGTAGAAGACATACTAAAAATATATAAAGAACACACAGACTAAAGATGCCAAATCCATTAATATATGACGGTACGCCAATAGCGATATCAGGAAGCACGCCTTTCGGATTCTACGATAACGATGCCCAGTTCCAATCAGACGGTCCCAAAGTAGCTACGTTTGTGGCGAGAAAGTTGGGATACGGCGTTATGGACGTAGAATTGGACGATTTAAACATATACGCTTGCTTCGAAGAAGCGGTGTCCATATACGCGGAAGAACTTTACCAATCCAAAATAAAGGACAACTACATAAGTTTAGAGGGTTCGCCTACCGCCTCCCAACTGAACAACATAGTTGTGACTCCAAATCTCCAAAACATAGTTGCGATTGCAAGCGATTACGGAGAACAGGTTGGAGTAGGAGGAAACGTAGAGTGGTACACAGGTTCTTTGGACCTTAAGAAAAAAGTTCAAGTGTACGATATGAAACAGTGGGCGGTAGAAAACGCAAATCTACAACCGGGAGATAACATCATAATAAAGAGGATATTCTACGAAGCGAACCCAGCGGTTAACCAATACTATGATCCTTACATAGGTGGATCCATAAACTACCAAGGCGCAACAGAAAACTTTGGTTGGGCGAGTTATTCCCCAGGTCTAAACTTCGTTCTATTCCCTGTCTATTGGGACATTCAACGTATCCAACAAATAGAAATGTCAAACACCGTAAGAAGATCGGCGTTTACTTTCGAATTGATCAACAACAAATTACGCATATTTCCGATACCCGAAGACGAAGAGAGAAAGCTTTTCTTTCAATACTCAAAACAGAGCGAAGCTGGCAATCCGATATCTAGTAGCTACTACAACGGTAACACTGGCCTGGTAACAAACCCTTCGAACGTGCCTTACGGATTAGTGGTATACTCCCAAATAAACTACCCAGGCAAACAGTGGATCTACGAGTACACCTTGGCGTTAGCAGCAGAACTGCTTGGATTGATAAGGGGTAAGTACACAAACGTACCGATACCAGGATCTGAAGTTACTTTGAACGCTGGCGATTTGATAGCAAAAGGACAGAACAGACAGCAAGAATTAAGAGACAAGTTGAGACAGGACTTCGACGACATGAGCAGAAAAGCACAGTTGGAGAGGAAACAGTCAGAGAACCAATCTCTCAGCGACACGTTAACAAACATACCATTAATGATTTACATAGGATAACATGGCAATATTCGGATCATCCAGAGACATAAGTACTTTCAAAGGCATATCAAGAGAGCTTTTGGAAAATGTAGTTTCACAAAACTGCGGATACTACAAAATTGTTTTAAAGGATACGGAAATAAACGTATACGGGGAAGGGATGACAAAGTATTACGTGGGTCCCGTGCTAATAAACTGTTTGATAGAAAGGGGAGATTTCACCGCTAACAAAGAAGACTTCGGTGTACAAGTAAGCAGAAACGTGCAGTTCAGGTTTTTAAAGTATCACCTGGAACAAGCAAACGTAGTACCAGAAGTTGGAGACGTCATAATGTACAACGAAGATTACTATCACGTAGGAAACGTAAACGAAAACCAATTGATCGTGGGAAAAGACAACGACTACTCTTACGAGAGCGGTTTACAAAATTTTGGAAACTCGTACTCCATACTGTTAGATACGCACTTAACAAGTCCTGACGCTCTTGGCATAACAAAAAATAGATTATAATGGCCCAACAGACTAGACCCAGAAACAGAAAAGAATTCATGACTTCTTTGAGTAAGCCTTACACCACTCAAGGGACAGATCCTACGAAAATATTTTCTGAACCGAAAAAGGCAGGCCAACCCGAAATAAACAGATCGCTACAGACTTCAATGGACAACGATTCCGATAAGGATTACTACATCGGAATAAAGGACATAGACGAAGCTGTGATGCACTATTTCAAAGACGTATTGAAACTGTACGTAATACAGAACAACGCTAGGGTAGACATACCCATACTGTACGGAACGCCAGAGAACTGGAAAAGCTTTCAAAGAGACGGTTACTACAGGGACAAAGAGGGTCGTTTGATGGCACCGCTTCTGGTTTTTAAAAAGAACAGCATAACCCAAAACAGAAACTTGGGAAACAAGTTAGACGGAAACTCTGCTCAAAACCTACAGTACTTTGAAAAGGGATACTCAAAGAGAAATTTCTACAGCAATTTTGGAGTTTTAAACAACAGAGTTCCACAGAAAGAGTACATAGCGACCGTGATTCCTGACTACGTTACTGTTGAATACTCTTGCGTGATATGGACGTACTACATGGAACAGATGGACAAAGTAATTGAAGCTTTAAACTACGCTTCAAGAGCTTATTGGGGAGACCCGAACAAATTCCAATTTTACAGTTCCATAGAGACTTTCAGCGATACAACTCAATACGAACAGGGAGAAGATAGAGCGGTTAGAACAAACTTTGATTTAACCCTAAACGGGTATTTGATACCCGATAGCCTAAACAAACAGCTATCGTTTAACGGTAAAGTGTACAGCACAAGCCAGGTGATATTCGGTTTTGAAACCACAGATTCTTCGCTAGAGAGTTACACCGTAGCTAAAAAGCCTGCAGGAAAGTCTTTGGCTTCTGTTATAGCCGCAGACTCGATAAACACAGTAATAAACCAAACCATAAACACAGTGAACCCAGAAGCGTTAACGTACATAAACACGAACAAACAAGTCACAGGAGTGTACGTAAACGATACAACAGTGCAGTTTAACAACCAGTGGTTGGTGGCTCCAACAGGGTTCCCGGCCACAGGTATCGATAACTTTACTTTCTTCTGTAACGGACAATTGATAGAAAGAACAGCAATAGTTAGTTTTACGCAAAACATAAACGGAGGCGCTCTGGTGATAAATCCAACGCTTCTCAGTTACGCTTTTGATAACACAGACGAAGTTGTGGCTATAGGAAAATTCGCATAAAATGGCAAGACTAAAATTTAAACAGATACTTTCAAACCTTCACTACGATGAAGTTAACGATCAACTGATATTGAGCGGATCAAAAGTGCCAACTGCTTTACAGAATTGGGACAACGCTTCAGGTTCTTGGGAAGACGCTCTTGGAACGTGGGACGGCAGCAGAGCGAACATACCGGACTTCGTAATATACGGATCTACGTTTGTCACATCGAGCACATACACAACCGGATCGATCACAATAAACGGAGTAGACACGTTTGGTGATAGTGGAAGCTTCGATACTGTAGATTTAGGAGAATACTAATATTTATTTACAAGATATAACACAAAAAAAATGTCATCACTTACAGGACAAAACATAAAAGACACTTACCAATCACTACTAAAAGTAGGCGATAACGGTCAAGTAACAAGCGTAGCTAAAGGAGTTACCGATGGATTAGGTAATTCAACCGGCCTATATCTCCAAAACGATGGAGTTCTATTGAGTGGATCCGTTAGCGTGTCTGGAAGTTTAAACGCGTCGGCGTCCTACGCACTCACAGCTTCATACGCATTGAACGGTGGCGGCGGAGGCGGCGGAACACCCGGTGGTTCGAATACACAGATACAGTTTAATAGTGCAAATACTTTTGCAGGAACTGGATCTTTTACTTTTAACTACACAAGTCAAAGCTTACAGCAAGGCTTAACTGTTACGGCTAAAGGACAGTATTCACACGCTGAAGGTCAGCAAACGGTAGCAGTAGGAGATTATTCACACGCAGAAGGTAATACTACAACAGCAATAGGAGGTTGGTCACACGCAGAAGGATTTGTAACAATAGCAGTAGGAGGCTATTCTCACGCAGAAGGATCCTTCACAACAGCAATAGGAATCGGTTCACACGCTGAAGGTACTAATACAACAGCAATAGGAAATGGATCACACGCTGAAGGATTTGTAACAACAGCAGCAGGATTTGCATCACACGCAGAAGGTGAGCGGACAACAGCAGTAGGTGACTACTCACACGCTATCGGTGGATACGTCGTAGCAATAGGCAACGTTTCACACGCAGAAGGAAGCAATACAACATCAGTTGGAAACAGCTCTCATGCTGAAGGTAATACTACAATAGCAGTAGGTGACTATTCACACGCAGAAGGTAGACAGACAACAGCAATAGGAGTCGGTTCACACGCAGAAGGTGGAAGTACGACAGCAATAGGAGGTGGATCCCACACAGAAGGTCAGTTTACTATAGCAATAGGAGGCTACTCGCATGCCGAAGGTGGTCTTACAATAGCAGACGCTTTATCAGGCTACTTCGGTATACAAGGCTACTCACATGCCGAAGGTTACTTAACTGTAACATCCGGATCTATAGCTCACGCTGAAGGATATCAAACAACTGCGATAGGGAATATGTCCCACGCTGAAGGCGGCCTTACAATAGCAATAGGAGACTATTCACACGCAGAAGGTCTAAGTACAACAGCAGTAGGAAATAGCTCACACGCAGAAGGTCAAAATACAACAGCAGTTGGTTTAGCATCCCACGCTGAAGGTGACCAAACAACAGCAATAGGAGGTGGATCCCACACAGAAGGTCAGTTTACTATAGCAATAGGAGGCTACTCGCATGCTGAAGGTAGTAATACAACAGCAGTTGGTTTAGCATCACACGCCGAAGGAAGCAATACAACATCAGTTGGAAACAACTCTCATGCTGAAGGTGGTCTTACAATAGCAATTGGACTTCAATCACATGCTGAAGGTCGGTTTACAACAGCAATAGGAGGCTATTCTCACGCAGAAGGTTCTAATACAACAGCAGTAGGAACCCACTCACACGCTGAAGGTAGTAATACACAAGCAATTGGTGCAGATTCACATGCAGAAGGCGGCTTTACAATAGCAGAGGCACTCACAAGCTATGGTGGTATACAAGGCTACTCACATGCTGAAGGTTACCAGACAGTGACGTCAGGCTCGATGGCTCATGCTGAAGGATATCAAACAACTGCGATAGGGAATATGTCCCACGCAGAAGGTCAAAGCACGACTGCAGTAGGACAACAATCACACGCAGAAGGATTTATAACAACAGCAATAGGAGACAGCTCACACGCAGAAGGTCAAGGTACAAGAGCGGTAGGACAACAATCACATGCAGAAGGTTCTAGTACAACAGCGGTAGGAAACAATACACACACCGAAGGTGACCAAACAACAGCAATAGGAGGTGGATCCCACACAGAAGGTCAGTTTACTATAGCAATAGGAGGCTACTCGCATGCTGAAGGTGGTCTTACAGTAGCAAATGCTGTTTCTGGTTATAATACGTTATTTGACGGATTTGGTACAATTCAAGGCTACTCACACGCTGAAGGATTCAAGACAGTAACATCAGGATCAGCAGCACACGCTGAAGGTTACCGTACAACGGCTTTAGGCAATTTATCCCACGCTGAAGGTTCACTTACGAAAGCAACAGGAGATGTTTCACACGCTGAAGGTAATAATACAACAGCTATAGGCACAGGTTCACACGCAGAAGGTCAAAGCACAACAGCGGTAGGACGAGGATCGCACGCAGAAGGAATTGGTACAATAGCAGTAGGAGACTATTCTCATGCTGAAGGTACTCAAACAACAGCAATAGGATATGTATCACACGCAGAAGGTAACAGGACGACAGCAGTAGGAGACTATTCTCATGCTGAAGGATTTGTAACGATGGCAATAGGAGGCTACTCACACACCGAAGGGTTTACTACAACAGCAATAGGAGATTGGTCACACGCAGAAGGTGTAGCAACAACAGCAGTAGGAGTTTACTCACATGCAGAAGGTGAATTTACAACAGCAATAGGAACTGGCTCACACGCAGAAGGATTTGTAACAATAGCAGTGCAACGCAATTCCCACGCTGAAGGTAGTGGTACAATAGCATTAGGAGGCTATTCTCATGCTGAAGGTTCTCAAACAACAGCAATAGGAACCCACTCACACGCTGAAGGTGAACGCACAATAGCATTAGGCCAATCATCACACGCAGAAGGTGCAAGTACAGTAGCTTCTGGCTCTTACCAACTAGCTATAGGCGGATATAACACTCAGGGAGATGATAAATCGGCTTTCATAATTGGCGCTGGAAGTATACTGACCAGAGCAGACGCTCTTAAAGTACAAGTATTTAATAGCAGTGGATTACAAAACGTAGGCACGCTTGCAACAAGCTCAGTAGTGCTACCTCAAGTATCACAATCTCTTAACTTTGCAGACGATACTGCAGCCGCAGCTGCTGGTGTTCCGCTAGGAGGATTGTATCACACAACAGGTACCATAAAGATAAGATTGACATAAACAAAAATAATTGTTATATTAATAGCTATGAAAGTTTTAGTTATATTCCCTGACAGCATTTCTACGCCTACAGGAGGCCTTGGTGTGCAATTTAAGAACATACACTCTAGGTTAAAAAACAAGATAGATTTTTACGTGGCAGGTTACCCAGACGGCCCAAACGGGGTTGATAATTACGTAGGGGTTTACCACCCTATACCGTCAATAAAACACGGATCTGTTAACACTTTGTTGGGCCACACTATATACCTGGCAGAAGCTTTAAAGTTTCCAAAACCTGATGTAGTTCACGCGTACGATTGGTCCACTTACTTTGCTGGGGTTTACTTAGCACAAATACACAACGTACCGTTGCTTTTATCAATGCAACTTTCAGCAAACGCGATGGTCTCTGCTGGAATTACAAACTGTTACGACTTCAATACAGTAGACGGTTACTGGTTGCACAAAGCTCACGTAGAGACTGAATGGTTTGGTCTGCAAAAAGCAGATAAAATTATAAACGTTTCTAAAGGGTACGCAAAGTATTTCCCTCAGTTCTCCAATAAAACTACGATCATACCAAACGGAATCGATCTAAAAGATTGGCAACCCACAGACAAAGTCAAATTACCAGGAGATAGAAAACACAAGATCGTCTACATAGGTCGTTTTTCCTTAATGAAATCAACAGACGTTTTACTTGACGCAGAAATACCAGAAGACGTAGATCTAATATTTGTTGGATCTTACAATGGAGGAGATCATGCGTGTGTATCCAAACTAGAAAAAACCATCGGAAATAAACCGGGGTTTCACTATTACGGTCCCGTGTACGAACAAGACAAAGTAAATTTACTGCATTCAGCCGACGCAGTCATAATGCCCAGCAAACACGAACCCTTCGGTATCGTAGCGTTGGAGGCCTTAGCGTCTAAAAACGTATTAATAGCTTCCAGAGTAGACGGGTTGGGGGATTTTTTGAATGACGATAATAGCATCAACTGCGGATTAACAGCAGAAGACATGTCAGCAGCTATGCACAAATTCACACAATTAAGCGATTTAGAGAGGGAAAACATGATTGAAAACGGTCTTAAGACGTGCGAACAGTACAAATGGGACGAAATAGCCGAAGAATATTACGAAGTTTATAAATCTATGCTATGAAAGTAAAAGTAAGTTACGTTACCCAAAACCCGACTACATTAGGTTCACCAACGATAGCTGTCGCAGATTCACCTTACGAAAAAATACTTGGAGATTTGACAGATCTGTCTGATAACACGTCTTACAAAATAGAGTTAAACAAACAGAACAACTTTACTTATTTTGGTCCAAAACAGTGGTTTGGTCATTGGGATGTAAAATTACACAATCCGTTTGGAAAACAGATACACTCAGAGACCTACGATGCGACTGGTAAAACTGTCTTCATCAAGATAGACGCATCAGCGCTGGGAGACAATCTGGCTTGGATAGACTACGTGGATCAGTTTAGAGTCAAACACAATTGCAACGTTGTATGTTCGACTTTTTTTAACGAACTGTTTATAGACTCGTACCCAAAGATAATGTTTGTAAAACCAAACACTAGAATAGATAATGTCTACGCGCAGTATTACGTAGGAACAAACAACCATTTAAATCGTGTGTACCAACCATCTTTGTATTTAGATAACCCTTTACAAAAGATAGCATCCGATATATTGGGATTGAAATACCGAGAGTCCGTAGCTAAGATAAAGTTACCCACTCATTTACAGAAGAAAAAACAAGTTACCATAAGCGAATACGCCTCTTTAAGAGTCAAAGAGTGGAATGTAGTGGGTGGCTGGCAGTCTATAGTAGATCTGTTTAACAGTTTAGGTTTTGAAGTGATAGTAATAAGCAAAGAATACTCTTACTTACAAAACGTAACTAACAAATCAGGAGATCTTCCATTAGAGGATAGGATTAAGGACATATACCAATCCAAGTATCACGTAGGACTGTCAAGCGGTCTATCGTGGTTAGCCACAAGCTGTTGTACGCACACATTTTTGATATCAGACTTTACTCCACCGTATCACGAAATAAAATCAAACGTAACTAGAATATACAACGAAACACACCCAAGAGACTCAATAACCTACTCAGAAGTGAAAAATCCAGTAACCATTGAGCACGTCCTAGACAAAATAAGACTAAAATTAAACAAAGACGGTTATTAATGGTATTTATTAGAGAATTATTGACACTTAAAACAAAAAATATGTGGGAAAAAATCAATAAACTATCTGTAAAAGTAGTTGTAGCTGTCATCATTGTACTAGCAAGTTTTGGTTTACTGTACTTTTTATTATTCAAACAAGTACCTGAACACAACAAACAACTTTTAGATGTAATGGTCGGTGCCACTGTTGGCAGCTCGATGACAGCTGTATTGGGATGGTTATTTACGCAATCTAAGACGGGATAGTACGCAATATTACATATTTATTATAAGCTATATAGCTGCGCCAATAAATTTAGTATATACTAATCCCCTATTGACACATGTCAAACCAATATCTTAAGCTTCGCAGAAGCACCATTCCTGGTAAAACGCCAACAACAGAATCTTTAGATTTCGGAGAAATAGCGTTAAACACGTACGATGGTTTGGCGTTCATAAAAAAGAGCGGATCAAACGGGGAAGAGATAGTTACTATAGGTGCTACATCCGCAAACCAATTCTACTACACAGGTAGCGCTCCTTCTGGTTCTTTCATATCGACAGGATCGCTTTGGATGGATTCCGACGACGGCAACCTCTACATTTACATAGACGATGGCACCAACAAACTTTGGTTGCAACCTACCGTCGAAGGCGCTCAAGGTCCACAGGGTCCACAAGGTCCATCTGGTTCACAGGGCCAACAGGGTCCATCAGGATCAAGCGACATATCGGGTTCGGAGTATTACGCGGCTGTGTACATTTCCCCAGACCAACTGAGGACTGGCTCAATATACGATAGCGGATCTTTCACTGCCATAGGTGCAACAGCTCCCGTAGATCCAACAAATCCCGATAGGCTTTTTATAGACGCTGGAGACACAGAATCGTATAACCTACTTTCAGGTCACGGTACAGTAAACAATTACCTGCAACTAAACATTCAAAATTTTAGTCCAGGAGAAACAGGCTCATCTGATATAGTAGCAACGGCAGACAACGGAGATGAAACTGGCTACTTTATCGACATGGGCATCAACGGCAGCGGGTATGCCAGCCCTAGCGGTATAGGCAACGCTAACGATGCTTATTTGTATTCCACAGGACAAGACCTATTGATTGGTAACGCAACTCCTAACCACAGAGTTATCATCTTTAATGGAGAGGGCCCAGCATTAGATAACGCTAGACTCTACATTACAGCTCAAGGTACGGTAGGTGTTAATGCTAGCGATACAAACCTAAGCAATCCTGAAGCCCTACTCGTAGAACCTTTGATATCGGGGAGCGCAGGCAACGATTTTAGTAACCTCATCATAGGCAGAGGCACGGTAAATGAAAACTACATGCAGCTAAATATCCAGAACTTAGGTTCTGGTTCAGCTGCCTCATCCGATATAGTAGCCACTAACGATATAGGTGATGAAACAAGCTATTACATCGATATGGGTGTTAATAGTAGTGGATATAATACTCCCAATGCTGTTGGTACAGCAAGCGACGCCTATCTTTACTCAACAGCAGAACACTTACATATAGGAAACGCATCAGCAGGAATGCCTGTAATGTTTTTTGCTGGTGGATTAGATGCAGAAGCAAATAAAAAATTAGAACTATGGCCAGACAACCAACACACAATGTCTGGTTCTTTAAACATAACAGGTTCACTAAGAGTACTAGAAGGAATTACAGGTTCATTATTTGGTACTGCAAGTTGGGCTCAAAACGCTCTAACAGCTTCGTTTGCTCTTAATGTTTCGGGCACAATAAACAACGCTATAAACGCCGAAACAGCATCTTACGTAAACCCGCTAAGACAAGAAGTTATCGTAACCGGTTCTCTTAAATTATCCGGATCTGTAGAATTGGTATCTAATATCAGTTGGCCAACGGTAGGATTTAATCCAACGATATCCACCGTTGCTTCTAATACTTTAAATATACAAGGTGGAGCAGTAAATATTTCATCTATAAACACAGGTATTAGATTAGCCTACAGTACAGCAAACACCTACTATTTCGGCGGTATCCACACATCAGAAACAGCTCCAACCCAACCAAACACAAATCCGGCTACTAACGGCGGTGCTTATTTTCAAATAACATCTACAAGGTACGGAACGTTAATAACAAGAACCGACAGAGTAAGCTCAATAACAGGCTCAGCTCAAGGCTTATTAACCTACGCAACAGCAAGCAACGTTGAAGGTTTTTGGTACTACAATTCTGGGTCTTACCAGGGTTGGACAAGAATGCTTAACGATTCTGGTTCACAAACTATAAGCGGTTCTCTAACAGTGACCCAAGGCGTAACAGGTTCTTTATTTGGAACTGCTAGTTGGGCTCAAAATGCTCTAACAGCTTCGTTTGCTCTTAATGTGTCTGGTACAATAGACAACGCAATAAGTTCATCCTACGCTGAAACAGCATCCTTTGCGCCCGCTTACCTCCCTCTTACTGGTGGTACAATAAACGGTGACGTTATACTAAACGGAACAGCCTCTATAGCTTTCTTAAACGTAACCTATGAGTCCGCTTCTGTGATATACTCAAGCGGATCCAACCAGTTTGGAGATGCTACTAACGACGTTCAAACACTAATAGGGACTGTAACTGTATCAGGAAGCCAACAAGTTACCGGTTCATTAAATGCTCCCAACATAACAGGATCTTTGTTCGGTACTGCTAGTTGGGCAAATAACGCGACTACAGCATCTTATTTCTCAGGATCTGTATCAAATGCTTTAACTTCGTCTTATTCTTTAGTTAATCTTCAACAGGTAACGGATAATGGGAATACTACAACAAATGACGTTTTTTTTAATAAAACAGAAGGTAGCGTTTCAATAACAAATGATGGTGGCGATCCTATTTTATCTGTTACTGCAAACAATGGCAACTACGCAACTATAACACCAAGCTATATTGAGCTTTATACAAATATATCAAGCTCAAATAATAATCTTAAAATAACTATACCATATTCGTACAGTAACAGGTCAAGAACATTAAAGTTTCCTTTACCTTCGAGTTTAGATGAAAAGTTCATCCCCTTATCAGTACGTTTAAATAATGTAGAATATATATCTGATGATACAGGAAGTATAGATTTAGGAACAATAACTAATGTTCCAACAGCTTCATACGTTCTAAATGCTGTATCAAGTTCATTTGCTATAAGTGCTTCTCAAGCACAAAATGCAATAACGGCATCCTACGTACTAGCCTCCGGAGTAGCAGGTTTAAACCTCACGCAAATAGCAACTGCTAGTTTTACTGCTAGTGTATCACCAACGCAATTCACAGTAACTAGTGGAAGTATAACCGAGTTTATAGTTACAGGAACGGGTGTTGCTATTGGAAGTGTAAGCACTGATACCCACACTGTAACAGGCTCTCTTAACGTATCGGGTTCGGGTGCGTTTACAAGCGATCTTACTGTATCTACTGCTTTAAAAACGTTTCCTACAAGCAACAACGTATTCGTAGGATCAACACCAATAGACAGCGGCTTTAAATTAGATGTAAACGGCACCACTAGACTACAAAACACGTTAACAATATCTACAGGTGGAGCCAACATTACAGGAAACGTCAATGTTAACGGATCTGTAACAGCGTCTGCTGCTTTAATCTCAGGATCAGGAACACAAAGACTAACAGTTTTGGGGTCAGGCTCATTAGAACCACTATTCACTGTACGAGGTTCTCAAGGCGAATTATTCACTGTATCTGATAGCCTATCAGGTTCTCTGTTCAGTGTAAACGACATCTCAGGTTTTCCAGTGATCGAAGTGTTCTCGGACAGCACAACGCTGATGGGTAGCTATACAGCACCGTCGCTAAACACGACAGTCAAAACAACGACCACAAACAGCGGTAGCTTTACAATATACTCTTTACCTATCGGTTCTTATGACGGTGCGTTCGTGGAATACACAGCGAAATCGGGTTCAAATGCAAGAGCGGGTCAGTTCATGGCTATATGGAGCGGATCTCTTGTTAATTACACAGACAACTCAACAACCGACTTCGGTAACACAGCAGCGTTCTCCCTCTCAGGATCAGTATCAGCAAGTTTATTGGTAATCACAGGTAATGTAACAACAGGAAGCGGGTGGGTTATCAAATCTATAATACGAGGTATATAAAACATTAAATATGTTTAAAGTAAGAGGTAAAACTAGAATTGGACCGTTAAACATACTTA